GGGGGGCTGCTCAAATCCTCAACCCGCCCCTACTCGATTCGAGTCGTCCAGCGCGACTCACGCAGAAGTAAGACCATCTTTCCCATCCTTTCCCCGACACTCACGCAACCGTCGCGAGCAGGTCAGTGGCGATCTGTCGCGCCTTCGCAATGCCGGCGTTAGTGAGCCGGTAGCGTTTGGCGCGTCCGATACCTACAACGATCAAATCTCCCAGTTCGCCCGCTTTCACGAGCAGTCTGTCAGCGCGTTCAACACGGACACCGGACATCGCCAGCCCGCCCATTACTTCCGCCCCGGTCACCGAATCGTTTGCACGCATGGCTTTCTGGCCGTACATGAGCAGCAGCACTGCCTCATCAATCGACCTGGCGGTGACAGTGAGCGAGACAGTCCGATCCTCCACGCGCATGATCTTGTCGAGCATCTGGTCGATCGTTTGACCAGCGAACGGCATCACGGGCTCGCCCCATCCAGTCGATGGCGAAGGCGACGGAGGTGCGGAGGGCGAGACGGAGGCGGATACCCCTGGCGTAATCGACGGATGGAGCGACGCCACCGCAGCGGACAGATTCGCCGCTTCGATGATCAGTTCCTTAAATTCGCGAAACTGTTCCTTCACGACGTCGGCTGGCCCCTCAGCCTCAAACTCGTTCGGACCAATCTTCAGCTTCAGCTTGTAGTTGTCCATCGGCTTAACTCGCTGGACTATATTCAGATCGTGGACGGCCAATGTCAACGACAAATCCACAGATGACACAAAAAAACAGACGACCGGGAAGGGGTGCAATAGAATCCATCTCATCGAGCATCCACCCTAACTTCGCGGCAGGCGACCAAGAGAATATTGGGCGCTGCCTAGGGTGCGGTGCGCAGTTGACAAGATGCGGCATCGCCTTCTCGCTAGAGGTGCCGTGCCGTAAGTGCCACAGCGTCAACGTTTACGAGGATTCTAAGCAGCCCGTGAGGATCAAGACATAGGCGTGGCGCCTAAGTGGATGAACTTAATCCATAAAATAATTATTGATACCTAGTGAAATAATCCGTATGATTAGGCATGGTTAAGGCGAGATCGGCGGTGCTTGAGGCGCTTCGGAACGCAGCGGTTAGCGAGTCGTTGGCCGTCGCATTCATGGAGCAGCAGCGGTGGGGCGACGCACCTGCGTGCCCGCGCTGCGGCGTGGTGGACGTCTACAAGATGACTGGCCGCGACGGGCAACGGAATAAGGATTACCGCTGGCGCTGCAAGGGCTGCAAGACGATGTTTACCGTTCGCACCGGTACGATCTTCGAGGAATCGCGCCTGCCGATGCGCGTGTGGGTGTACGCGTTCTGGAAAGCATGTAGCAGCAAGAAGGGCATCAGCGCGTTGCAGCTTTCACGCGAGACTGAGATCACCCACAAGTCGGCGCTGTTCGTGCTGCGGCGCATCCGTCACGGGCTGAGCGCCGAGGTGCTTGGCAGCCCAACGCCGAAGCTCACGGGCACCGTGGAGCTTGACGAGACGTACGTGGGCGGCAAGCCCCGCGCACGCGGTACATCGAAGCCTGGACGCGGCACCGGCAAAGCCCCAGTGTTCGGCATGGTCCAGCGCGGTGGGGACGTGCGCTTTCAGATGATGGAGCGGGTGACATCCGACCGGATCGCAGAGCTAGTAATCGAGAACGCAGACCGAACCTGCCGCGTAATTACGGACGAATTTCCAGTGTATGGCCCGCTTGGGACCATCTTCAAGGGCGGTCATCAGGCGGTGCGGCATAGCGCCCGCGAGTACGTGCGGCGTGGCACTGACAAAGCACAGCAACACGATTGAGGGCGTGTTTAGCCTGCTGAAGCGCGGCGTGATGGGCACGTTTCACAGTGTCAGTAAGAAGCACCTGCCCAACTATCTCAACGAGTTTGAATTTCGGTGGAACACGCGGAAGCTGGACGACGGGCAGCGCGTGGCGCGGGCTATACGTCAGGTGGACGGCAAGCGGCTTCAGTACCGCGAGTCAGTAGAGAATCCGCCGTATTTGGTGCTGCCGCGTCAGCCGCAGGCACCGTTGGAGGGATAACCGAATGGAAGACTACGACCCCGAAGTGGACTGGGTAACGGCAAGAGCGAAATGCACTGGGGCTGAGGTGTTTCAGGGGCTCAAGGCGAATGTGCGAAAGGACGTGGATATTCGCAACTCGCTTCGAGACAAGGAGGCGCCGTACGGCTTCAAGTTCACCGATAACGGAAACGAGTTCACCGTCCTACTGATGCGAAATCGCGGAGAGCGATGGGTGCAGTTTCGGTACGAGGGCGACACGCTGATTGCGACCGACCAGTCAGGCAAGCGGGTCATTGAAGCGACCCTTACTCTGAGTGGAGCAGGGAATTGCAGGCTCGCGATGGAGCATCTACCTGGACAGGCGATCCAGGAATGGGCATTTCGTCATATGGCGCTGGAGAAGCTCTTTTTTGTTGAGCCGGTTTCAACAACTACCTAGTCCCCTCGTGACGATTATGGGATGGAACCGGGTTACAAAGACGGCCTCTTCGGCCACGTTGGCACACCGAAATACTGGCAACTAATGAAGTGCGCCGACGATCTCGCCCGCCTGATCGCGGAGCCAGGAGCAGAGCCGTGACCACTAAGGACCAGTTGACGGTGCTGCGGGACATATGGAGATACTCATCAAAGCAACTCCAGCGTGAATCAGACGAGCAACGAGATAAGCAGAGGGTCATTTATTGCGATGGCAAAGCAATATCGTTGCGGTATTGTGCCGACGCCCTCGACGCCATCATCGAGGAGATGCCCACTGAGGACGGCTGGCAACCCATCGCGATCGCGCCGAAGGATGGGGAGCAAATCATCGTGGCCGGGATCGATTGGGCCGCGCTCGGGTCACACCGCGACGGTGTGTGGTGGACGCACGCAGGATTCATCGGCAGTAGGCCGACTCGTTCCAATGGGCGTGCGGAGGCTCCGATCTACTGGATGCCCCTCCCCGCACCCCCGGCCCCGGCCAGCCAGGAGACGGACGATCTCGCCCGCCTGATCGCGGAGCCCCAGACAGGAGCAGAGCCGTGAGCGAACAGCCCTGAAAAACGGGGCTAGATTTTCCTCCCGCACGCGCGTATCTTCGGTTCACGGGTCCAAATTCCGCCATTTTTCCAGGTCAGGCGACTAGCCATAATCGCCGCGCTCAGCGTGTGTGCGAACACTGCGGGAGTGAATTCAGGGCCAGGCTAGACAGGATTCGTGTCGGTGGGGGTCGGTTCTGTTCTCCGCGATGCAGGTGGGCCTTGCAACCGATTACCTCCCGCTATCGCGGTCGGCATCAGGGGCACGTTGCCATTGCCGTCAAGGCCCTAGGGCATCCACTCCCTGCGAGGGCCCAGGTTCACCACGTCAACGGCGACGGCACAGACAATCGTCCCAGCAATCTAGTTATCTGCCAGGACGCGGCCTATCACAAGCTGCTGCATGCTCGCGCCAGAATCGTGAGGGCTGGTGGCGATCCCAACACTGAGCGTATCTGTAGCTCGTGTAAGCAGCTATATAAGACAGCCGACGCCTATCGCGGGAGTTTCAATTGCCGGGAGTGCGACAAGGCGGTTGCGTTGCGTCGGTATTACAGGCGCCGAGGCGCAGCGTGAGTCAATCGTCGGCCGTGTTTAACGGGATGGTGGACCTGTCTGGCGTGCTGCACCTCGAGCCGCCGGTCAAGGCAGCGATGGCGGCGTTCGCCCGCGCGAACCTGAAGAATGCGCCGGTGGAGATTGTGCTCCGCAAGAAGCGCGTACGCCGCACGGACAAGCAAAACCGCTATTACTGGGGCGTGGTCATCGCGGAGGTGGCGAGTTGTGCGGGCTATCGCCGGCAGGACGCTTACCAGCTTCATGACGCGCTCGCGCACAAGTTCCTGCCATTGCCGCCGTGCCCCATTACAGGCTCCCCGCGGCGCCAGCGCACGCCCGGGACTGACACGGCGGAATTCTCAGCCTACGTGGATCAGGTCATCCAGTGGGCCGCGGAGACATGGGGCGTGGTCATTCCAGAAGCTACACAGGTGGAGCCATCTGAGGCCGTCGAAGGCCGTAGCCCGCGCCAGATTGACCGCGAGCAGGGCTGGGGGCTGCCGCATGACCACCGAACAGGCCTGGTTTCTGATTGTGTTGGCCTGCGGGGCGGTGGCGCTGTTCTCCCTGCTGGGGGCCTACATCGGCAGTAGCTTGGCGCAGGAGCGGCGGCGCCAGAGGCCATGAGCGATCTTCGCACGCGCCGGATGCAGGACCGCGCTCATGAGGACGAGCACGTCGTGGTCGCCCATGATCGCTACATCCTCGGGACAGGCCGGGAGTACGACATGGACGCGCTGCCACCAGGCCCATTTAACGATTGGCACGACAACGTGGCGTCGTTATTGGAGCCCGTGAATCGTCAGACGTTGGCTGCGCGCTGGTGCCTTGCAGGCATGGTCGGCATGTGGGTGCTGTGCTGGCAGCTCGGGGCGTTTGCTACGCCAGCCGATGCCCCTTGTGTCGTCGCGCCATCCACGGGGCAGCCCTAATGGCCAGGGTGGCATGGCTCTACCTGCGTGAGTTCTGGTGGGTGGGNATNTGGCTCGGGCTGCCGATTTGGCTGGCGCTGTGGTGCAGGAGATGACGCGCCGATACCGTTATGGCTCCTCGCTGGTGCGGCTGCGTACCGGTGGGTGCGGGTGCAAACAGTGTTTGCACCCGGGTAGTGGTCTAGTTCGATCTGGCTGGGCAGCCGATCTGGCACGCCCCTTGTCCGATGGCGAGGCGGGCGTATGCTAGGCGCGCCGCGCACGCCTAGACCGTCGCGGCTTGAAAAGAGGCGCGACGTGACCATCATTGCTGGATTCCCCCAGACAGGCTTTGTCGCTCTCGCCGTAGATGGTGAAGAGGGTGGGTATTACGACAAGGCCACCGTTCGCAAGATAGCGACGATCAGGACCGACTCCTACGTGTGTTTGATCGGTGGCGCAGGCGACGGCGATTTTATTGATCTCGCGGTCCAGACCGCGACCGAGGAGTTGGCGGACTTCACGATTCCGATCACTCTTCAGGTGCTTCGGCTGGCATTGGAATCTGTCGTCACCGACATCTACAACGAGCGCATAGATGCGCTGCCAATAGCGGAACGCGACGGCAGGGCGTTTGATTTGCTCTGTGCTATTTGGACAAAGGAATCTGGCAAGGCGCAGCTCGTGAAGGTATCACGCGCACTCAGTCTGATTCGTTCAAAGCCGGAAGTTATTGGCAAGGGTAGTCCGCTCGCGCGCTATCTCATTGACACATTTCAGAATGAGTCGATGGCGACGAGGCAGGTTGAGCGCCTGGCGGCGTATGTGCTCGCCCAGGTGAAGGCGCATGTCAAGGATTGTGGCGGCGCGAGTCAGATTATTTTCATGTCAGACACTGGCGTGATTCAGGAGGTACCGCAGTACATCATTACTGAGGATGAAGCCGAATTGGCCATTGTCATGGGCGGCGGCGTTCGATGGCTCTTTCATTGGGTGGATTTCATCGGTTGGCAAGGCAATGACGCCAAAGTCAACGAGGTGATCGACCAAGTGACGCACATGATCAAAGAGGACATGGGGAGATACATCGCTAGGCGCCGCGCTGAACTAGCTGTTGGGGCTCCAGTAGCGCCACCAACTCAGTCAGATCCCACGTGAGGCTCGCAAATGGTTGATTCTAAATATGTTATGACAGGTGAAGAGCTGTTAGCGTGGCGGGCTATTGGGGAGGCCCTTCAAAGCGTTTCAGTATTTCAAGAAGAGTGTCTGCGCTCTGTGCTTCATCGAGCTTCTTCAGAAGGTCGGCGGCGCGTGGCGAGAGCGCGTCAAGGTGTTTCCCGACGGCGCTCTCGGTCAAGACGCCAGCATCTTGGAGCGCCAACTGAGTCGCGGTGAGGGATGAGCGACAAGGCTGCAAAAAACACAGCAAAACAGCGCAAGGCTGGCGGGAAGCCATTCGCTAAGGGCGTCAGTGGCAACCCGCACGGCCGCCCGGCTGGTGTGCCCAACAAGTTCAGCATGGCGCTCAAGGACATGATCCTGACCGCGCTGGACATGGCTGGCGGGGCTGACTATCTGCACGAGCAGGCCAAGTTGAACCCTGGTGTGTTCCTGACGCTGGTGGGCAAGGTGCTGCCGATGAGCGTGGCGGGGGCGAGCGGGGAGCCGGCGAGCCCGCGGCGGGTGATTATCGAGCTGGACGATGCGCGGGCATAAACGCGGAATTGTTAGCAATTATGCGTTTGTCCCTGCGCTGGAGACAGGTCAACAGAAGCACGATTATGCGTCCCAAGATCTCCGGTTAAGCCACTTTTCCACAGGCTATCTGTTGCGTGGAACAGGCGAAAGCGAACCATCCGAGGCGAAGGTCTGATGGCGGCCGTGGCTGAGCCCGTTGAGGAGGTCGTTCGCATCAAGTTCCGCGGTCCCTTGGCGGCGTTCATCAAGGACCAGACGCGCTTCATTGACCTGGAAGGCGCGCTCTCGAGTGGCAAGACCACGGCCTGCCTGTGGAAAGAGTGGCTGGCCGCGGTGGAGTGGTATCCAGGTATCTGGAGCTACATTGGCCGGTTTGGGGATGGGGACAACCAGGACAAGCTGATCCCGGCCTGGAACCGGGTCTGTGAGACAGCCGGGCTGCACGGGGCGTGGAACCCGAAAGAGAGCAGCTTTGACTTTGCCAATGGCTCACGAGTGTTTAGTTTTGGGCTGAAGTCGCAGGATGAGCGCAGCCGCTACAGCAAGATCCGCGGGTTTGGTGGGTCGAGGATCTACATCGACCAGGCCGAGGAGCTGCCGCCGGACTTCATGGGCGAGCTGGTCACCCGACTACGCCAGCCTGGCTTCCCGCACCAGATGACCTTCAGCCCGAACCCGATGGATGAGAACAGTTGGCTGGCAGAGGCCTTCCCTGAGGAGAACAGCCGGCCGGATCGGGTGCTCTACAGCATCAGCCTCTTTGACAACGCGCACAACCTGCCGACCGAGACGATTCAGGACATCCTGGCCGCCTACCCGGTGACGCATGCGAAGCATCGTTCGGCTGTGCTGGGGAAGCGCGGGCTCAACGTCATCGGCAAGCCGGTCTATGGCGGGGCGTTCGACCGCGCCATCCATTGGCGGCCCTTGACCTATAACCCGCAGATGCCGCTCGAGGAAGGCATCGACTTCGGCAAGCACCATCCCTGCATCGTCTGGCGGCAGCGCACACCGTACGGGGGCGTGCAGTATCTGGGCGGGCTGATGGGGCAGAGCGTCTACCTTGAGGACTTCCTGCCGATTGCGCGCATGTATCGGGACCAGTGGTTCCCTGACCCGGTGGAGATTGCGACGTGCTGCGACCCGGCAGGGAGCCACAGCAACAGTCAGGGTGTTAAGGCCAACGGGGTCGGGGTGTTGCGCGATCAGGGGTTTACGCCGCGCTGGCAGGAGGGGAGCAACCGGCCGAGTGTGCGGTTCGCCATGATCGAGCGCACAGCGGGACTCATGCGGAAGCGGACCCCGATGGGGGAAGCGTTTGGCATCAACAATGACGGCACGCGCTGGCTGCGGGTGCTGAGCGATGGGCGGCCGCCGTCTACGTGGCACTTTCTGACCGATGGCTTCGAGGCCGGGTATGTCTGGGACGAGCACATGGTGTCTGAGGGCAGCAAGCAGTACCGGAAGGCCAAGAAGGACGGCTGGTATGAGCACGGGCAGAACGTGAACGAGTACCTGGAGCTCAACTTCGGGAGCGGACCGGCGGCTCCGCCGGCTGAGGCTGAGGTGCAACCGTACCGCCCTGTTTCGGTGTGGGGATGAGCGAGACTATCACGGCCACGCCCACTGGTCGGACGTGGGGCGTGTATGCGAAGTGGTCGCATCAGGAAGCGCCGTGGACGCCCAATAGGGGCTGGCATAAGGACATCGCTGTTCTCGTTAGCGATCTACTCGCGTTTGCCGGCGAAGAGCTTGGGCCCGGTGCGATCTTGGTGTCTCCGCCTTTCGCGGTAGGCGTATCGGATAACCGACAGGTGGCCGCCGATGGAGTGCGCGCGGTGGTGCAGTGGTCGATGGTGGAGGGCGAGATGATGTGTTATCTCGACACGATTGAGGTGGTGCCGGATGAAAGCGTCTAAGCCAGCCGCTAAGCCGCTCCCGCGCCTGCCGCACCCGGCCAAGAACCTGGGCGGGCACCTGAAGGCGCCTGCCAGCGGTGAGATTGTGACCAGCCACCGATGGGTGGACAGGAAGGCGAAGGGCTGATGGCGATCCTGCTCGCGGTCATCGTGACGGACCCGCACAACACCGAGGCGCTGTATGCCGCATTGCCGGCTGGCACCACCGTGACGACGCTCGTGCTGTCAGAGGATGAATGGGCGCTGCGGCCTGAGCAGATGGCGTCCCGGTATTTGGTGGCGATTGCGGCGCGCACGAGACAGGCGTGGCTGGAAGGGCGGCCCGCGTGGTAAGCGCGGCTGGCTTCGCGCGGCACGAAGGTTCAGGGCTCTTTGTTCCCGAGGAGCATAAACGCGAGCGGGAAGCGTGGACGTATCAGGAGTGGCAGATCCTGGAGCGAGCCACCAAGCTGCTGAAGTCACGCGGCTTGGAGCTGTATCTGGGCTGCCCTGAGCCGGGGTGTACGGACACACCGATTGAGCGGATCAGGAACTTGGACGGGGGGATTACATTGCGGTGCCAGCATAAGGATCGCGTGGTGGTGAGGTATCCGCGTGGCTGACATATTGGACCACCTGCTCGACCGGCACGACTACCACAAGACCGCGTGGCTCGAGCCGCGGGCCGAAGCCGAGATCGACATGCGGTATGTCTCCGGCGATCCCTGGGACGTGGACGATAAGACCCAGCGCAAGAACCGGCCGACCATTGCCCCGGAGGAAATGGGGCAGTACTTCAACCAGGTCATCAATCAGCTCTGGGCGAATCCCCGCGGGATGCAGTTCACGCCACGCGGGGGCGGCGCCTCCGATGCCGGGGCACGGTTCTACCAGAACAAAGCGCGCGAGATTGAGTATCGCAGTCATGCCAAGGTGGCGTACATCACCGCGGCGGCGGATGCGATTCAGCGCAGCTACGGCTTCGTGCGGGTGACGGCCAAGTATGCCTCCCCGCGCAGTGCCAATCAGGAGTTGTGGATCGAGGCGTGCCCGAACCCGGACATGGTGAGCCCGGACCCGGGTGCGAAGTCGCCGGATTCCTCTGACATGCAGGATTGCTTTGTCGAGGAGTGGCGGGACCAGGCCGAGTTCCAGCGCCAGTTTCCCAAGGCGAAACTGGTCAACTTCGGGGATGGGTCATCTAGGGCGCTGTCATGGGTAGCCGGGAAGAAGATTCGCATCGCTGAGTATTGGCGCATCACGACCAAGCCGCGGACGTTGCTGCTCGTGCAGCCGCCGGGCATGCCGCAGATGCGGCAGATTGCCCCAAGCCCGACCCCGATGCGGCCGCCGATCCAGGTGTTCGAGGACGAGATCCCAGATGGCGGAATCGTGCTGCAGGAGCTGCGGGAGGTGGACTACCCCACGGTCAAGATGTACCTGACTAATGGGTTGGAGATTCTGCACGAGGAGGACTGGCCGGGGAAATACATCCCGATCGTGAGCTGCTACGGCAAGGTGTTGTACGTGCCCAATGGGGGTGAAACCAAGCGGGTCCTGCTGTCGATGACGCGGTTTGGGCGGGCGCCGTGGAAGGCGATGTGCTACGCGGACTCGTCGATGATCGAGGTGGCGGCGGGGATTCCAAAGGCCCCGTTCATGGTGCCAAGGGGCACGTTTCCTGGGGCGCTTGGCACTGCGGTGCAGGAGTCGATGCACCAGCCCAAAGCGTTCCTTGAGTACGACGAGGATCCGTCGAAGTCGGGCCAGAAGGGCGGCCCTCCCCAGCGGCCCGACTTCCCAGCCGGGCAGCATCTGCAAGCCCTGCTGATGGTGAGTGAGCGATTCCGGCGCGGGATTCAGTCGGCGATGGCGTCGAACTTCCTCCCGAGTCAGGCGCAGCGGTCGAATGAGAAGTCTGGCGTGGCGCTGGAGGAGATCAAGCAGTCCGCGTCTACCGGCACGTTCCACTTCGTGAACAACTACGAGGACATGATTCGCCAAGTGGCCGTGCTCGTCGAGGATTTGATCGACAAATATCACGACTACGCCGGTGAAACAGCGGTCATGGAAGCGGACGGCAGCGCGCAGATTATCCAGATCAACGGCGAGGGGCAAGACGCCATCTCGACCAAGGGCGACTACCTCGTGACTGTCTCTACCGGCCCCAGTTCCGACAGTGAACGCGAAGCGGTGCAGGACTTTACCGAGGGGCTGGTCGCCAACATTGCGAACATCTCCCAGATTGCAGGCCCGAAGGCGGCCGCGGCGGTGTTTGCGAAGGCGATCCGGCTGCGGAATGGTGGCCCTGAGATGGATGCGCTGGCGGACATCATCGAGCCGCCGGAGTTCAAGAAGAAGGACGGCGAGGAGCCGCCCGATCCCGAAGTCATGGCCCTCCAGGGTCAGCTTCAGCAGATGCAGCAGCAGCTCCAGCAGGCGGGGCAGGTGATTCAGACCAAGCAGGTTGAAGCGCAGGCCGAGAAGGAGCTGAAGGGCGCGGAGCTGGCGGCCAAGCGCGAGATCGCCATGCTGGAGATCGAGTTCCAGAAGCTCAAGCTGGACGTGGAGTCGGAAACCAAGCTCTCGGTTGCGGCCTTGGGCGCCAAGGTGGACCGGATGGTCATGCTGATGGAGCAGCAGCAGCGGCTGGCGGATCATCTGCACGAGGAGCGCGAAGCGATGCGGGATCGCGGGCATGAGATGGGAATGGGGGCGGCCGAGGCCGCGCAGGCGGCTGAAATGGCCAGGATGGGGCACCAGCAGGGGATGGAGTCAGCGGAGCATCAGATGGCGATGCAGCCGCCGGAGGCGGGCGAGTGAGCGTGCTTGCATTTAAGCGCAACGTGAAGCCAGAGCCCATTGTGACGCGGTATCAATACCACGTGAACCGTGAGGAACAGCTACGGGAACAACTCGTGAACGCGAAGGCCGCACTTCAATGCAAATGGGACGACCTTGTGGCAAGCGGCGAGACGATCACGGAGGCCGAGGCTCAATGGATCTACGACACGATGCAAGAAGTCGATCGGGTGCTTGCCGAGGATATTGAATGGCAACCATTTCAAGCGTGACGGCATCGGCGTCACCGTGGATGCTCACAAGTGAAGTCGCGAGGCATTTTGGTGTCAGCGCGGAAACCGTTCGTGAATGGACTCGGCGCGGTGAACTGACGCCGATGCGAACACAGACAGGCGTGCGCCTTTTTGCCCCAGAGATTGTGAAGGGTTTTACTCCACCTTCGAAACGACCTGGTTTTAAGCCTGGTTTTAAGCCTGGTTTTAGGCCTGGCCGCCCCACTGTCAAAAAAGTCTGCCCTAAATGTGGACTCGATCATGATTACGACGACCGTATGTGTGATTCAGGCTGGGTGTCGCCCAAGGCGAAGCGCGCGGCCTACATGCGGGCCTACCGGCAGCGACAGGCCCTGATGGCGGAGCGGATGGCCGAACAGCAACAGATCGCGGCCGCGCAGGCGAGTGCGCAGGGTGACGGAGCTGGCGTGTAATGACGCTGCCAGCCCAAGTGCAAGTGCTGGTCGATCAGATTGTGCAGTCGATGGGGCTGCAGGCGATCCGGCCATCGTCGCTCGAGATCAACCTGGACGGCGACGGGATCGTGCAGGACGTGAAACCGCGCTTGGTGTATCGGCGCCAGAAGGGCATTGACACGGCCATGAAAAGCGCGTAATTTGACAGCCTAAGTTAGACTCGCGCCCGAACCGCGCGACAGACAATTTAACCAGCAATCACGCTGGGCCGAACGGCAACCACCGAGGCCCGGTAGGACTCGCTCTCACGATTGAGGGCGGCTCCTGCCGGGCCTTTTTGCGTTTCAGGAGCTGCTTTTGGAGAGTCCGACCGTCACGCCGGCACCCGCGCCGCCTACGCCTCCGCCCACCGTCCCTGCGTCCGTCGACGCGGTGACGAAGGGCGACTACCAGGCGTTCCACGAGTCGGAGGCGGCCACACGCATCGGCACGCCGAAAGCGCCGGTGGCGGTGGCTCCGGAGCTTCCCAAGGTCGAGAGTGCGGCGCCTGAACAGGTCCAGCCGCCGGTTGCTCCTACTGCCCCGACGCTCTCCAAGCGCCAGCAGGACGCCAACGAGCGCATCCGGCAGGCGGTGGAGCGCGCCACGGCAGACCTGCGGGCCGAGAACGACCGGCTCAGGCGCGGAGTGGCGCAGCCGCCTGCAGTGGAGCCTCAGGCGCAGCGTGAACCGGAATGGAAGCGATTTGCAGCCATGCCGGACGCGCCGAAGCTCGCAGATTTTGAGTCGGTCGAGGACCACTCTGCGGCGATGGCGCTGTTCATTGCGGATGCGCGCCACGCCGAGCGTTCAGCGGCTGAACACTCGCGATCGCTCTCCGAGCAGCTCACCGCCGCGCAAGTCGCGCGGGTCGAGGCGTTCGGAGCGCAGCTCGAAGCGGCCAAGGTGGCCGACCCCACGTTTATCGACGCGCTGACTCCGGAGGTGCGGGCGCTGAAACCGTTCAGCGCACTGCAGCCGGGAGAAGCGGCCGGGCCACACAACGTGGTCGCGGAGCAAGTGTTCGATTCGCCTATCGCCCCGCAGGTCTTGCGCCACTTGTCGGCGCACCCTGGGGAACTGGCGCGGCTCACCACGATGCCGCCCTCGATTCTGGCCCTGCCACGCGCGGCACAGGCCAAGGCTCACATCCAGTGGATTGTGCGTGAGTTCGGGAAGCTCGAAGGGCAGCTCGAATCCACGACCCCGGAGCCGCAGGCATCCACGCCCGCCTCCCCCATTTCGGCGGCACCGCCGCCACTCCCGGTTCTCACCCGTGCGGGCTCCAGCGCCGATCCAAAAGCGGCGGCGCTGGCGAAGGGGGACTTCGCGTCCTTCTCCGCGCTCGAACGGGCCGATCGGGCAGCGAAGCGGCGCTCCGCCTAATCACGAATCATGGAGAACCGCATCTCCGCGTGGACAGAAGCCGAGTTGGCGTATCTGGCCGGAATTCTTGACGGCGAAGGATGCATTGCGCTCAACGCGAGCGGCATGAATCCGAACACGTTCAACACGATTGTTGCCGTAGGAAATACCAATCCTCGCCTCATTCAATGGCTGTACGAGCGGTTTGGTGGGAGCGTCAGTATGCGCCCTCAGTTAAACCCGAGATGCAAGCCGCTTGCGATGTGGACGATGACTGGTGCCGCGATAGTGCCGTTGCTGCGAGCGGTGCTGCCATATCTGCGGTTGAAGCACGAGCAGGCGGAAATCCTGCTCGCCTACCGATCAACTGTCGTGCTGTCTGGAAAGGGCCAAAAGCGCCACGCCTCGCAAGAGGGTATTCGCGCAACTCGGTCGGATCTGAAGACGCGGCTGCGGCTCCTCAATAAGAGAGGGGCCTAGAAATGGCCAACGTTTTTAACAATACACAGACCAAGGCGAGCTGGGTGGCCATGAAGGGCCTCGACCTGCTCGTCAATGGGCTGCACGTCGCGCCGTATTTCGATACGAGCTACAGCGGCGAGTATGCCCAGAAGTTCGCCATTGGGCGAACGCTCACCATCCCTCTGAGCCAGCGCATTCGGCCTCGGACGGACATGACCTACAACCCGGGCGCGATGGACAAGCCGACGACCACGCTGCCGATCGACCAGGAGCGCGGGTATGACCTGGAGTGGGAGTCCATCGAAGCGGCCCTCGACATGGAGCGCGGAGAAGCGCGGGTTGAGGAGCTGTACCTCAAGCCGGCGGTGGCGTATCTGCGGCAGGAGATCGACAAGTACTGCGCGCAGTTCGCGGCGCAGAACGCCAACATGGTCGTGGGGGCGCTGGGCACGAATGCCTCGACGCTCGACGGCACCTCGGCGGCCGGGAAGCAGGCGCTCGAGCAGATGGGCGGCATGCCCGACGACGGGGACGTGGCCTGTTGCCTCCCGCCGGCGGTGCTCAGGGCCATCAAGACGAGCAACATCGGCTACTTCACGCCGCAGGGTGACCTGGCGAAGGCGTGGAGGACCGGGAACAACGGCCGTGCGGACGGGATGGACTTCTACTCGTCCAACTCGCTCTACAAGCACACGGCCGGGACGTGGGATGGCGCCGTGACCGTGAACGGGGCCAGCCAGAGCGGCTCGACACTCAACATCAACTGCACGAGCGGCGACACGTTCCTGAAGGGCGACAAGTTCACGATTGCGGACGTGAACGAGATCAACCTGATGTCCCGCATTGTCACCACGACGGCCTCGGCGGGTACCAAGTACTTCACGGTCACCGAAGACTTGACGGCGGATGCCTCGACGGAAACGCTGAGCATCTACCCGCCGATCTACGGTCCGACCTCCAACTACCAGAACGTGGACGCGCTGGCGGCTGACAACGCAGCGCTGACGCTCTGGACCGGCACGAGTTCCCCGAACGGCAAGGAAGGGAAGCTCGGACTGGTGATCGCGCCGGGAGCATTTCTGCTCGCGGCGGTGAAGCTGGAGGAACCGACCGCGGTGGAAATCTGCAAGCAGTACCAGGACCCCAAGACGGGGATCGCCCTGCGGTTTATTCGGCAGTGGGACAACATCAAAAGCCGGATGACCAATCGGTTTGACATGACGTTCGGATGCGGTGTCGGCCTCGCGGAGCAGTCCGCGGTCGTCATCGCGTGCGCGTAAAGGAGCCTGTCCATGAAGCGAACCTACTCTCTCGCGATCGGGCTTCTGGCGCTCCTGCTGGCGCTTCCGGCGTCGGTCTGGGCGCAGGGAGGCAGTGTGGCACCAGGGGGCTATCTCAGCTCCACCACGCTGAGCGGGGCCATCAACAGCACGCAGACTACGTTGGTGTTGGCGTCGGCCTCGGCGTTGTCTGGGTCCACGTTCGGCGCCCCGGCGGCGGGGCAGTGCCTGTATATCGACTACGAGCTGATGTCGATCGTGTCGATGTCGAGCACGACCGCGACGGTGCGGCGGGGGACCGTGCATCGCAGCACGCATGCGAATGCGGCGGTGATTATCACGGGGCCGTGCAATCAGTTCAAGGCCGCCGATCCGCCGAATCTCGGCGGAAACCAGGACTGCACGCTCTACGTGCTGCCGTGGGTCAACGTCGGGACGGGGGACAGCTGGTGGTGCGATCTCGTGTCCAGTACGACGGGGGCATGGTCCGTGACCAACACGGTGCAGCGCAACGGGACGGCGGGCAGCCGTCGAACCGCGCAGTAAGACGGATGGGAGGGCTGGCGGTGACGCTGGCCCTCCTGACCGCGTGGCAGACGGCGCCGTTTCGATCGGAGACGGCGCTGTGGACGCAGGCCAGTCGGATCGCGCCCACGTCACCGTGGCCGTGGGTGAATCTGGCGGATGAACGGACACGCGCCCGCGATTTAGTCACCGCCGAGCGGTATCTAGATCGGGCGCGGCAGGCGGCGCGGACGCATCCGACGCGGGTGGTGCCGCTCTGGGGCGCGGACGATGTGATCGCCGCACAACTCGCGGTGATTCGGATGCAGCAGGGGCGACTACACGAGGCGGCGGCACTCATGGCGGGTGCTCCGCTTGTCTCAGCACGAGGTGAACTCTGTTCACGGTATCCCGCGATCTGCGCGCTGTCGGCCTCCTCGCGGCCCTGACGCTACTGGCGTTCTGGCGCGTCTGGGCGATGCCGTTTGTCTATGACGATTTTGGCTGGTTGCCTGACATGCGGCAGACCTGGACGTGGACGGCTCGCGATCCGTGGGCGCTGGTCCCGTTTATGGCTGGGGCGTCGGTGAGCGATGGGCTGCCGTGGGGACCACATGCTGTGGTGCTCGGGCTGCATCTGCTCAATGGATTCCTACTCTGGGCGCTGGTGCGGCGGTGGCTGTCCTCGACCGGGGCGCTCCTGACGCTGCTGCTGTTCTGGCTGCATCCCCTCCCCGCGCAGGCCGTGGCGTATGTCACCGGCGGCCGGGAAGTGCTGCTCACGACCTACGTGCTGATCGCAGCCCTCGGGGCCGTGTCTGGGCGCTGGTTGGGGGCGGTCGTGGCGCTGGCGAGCCTCGGGGCGGCCGTGACGCTGAAGGTCAGCGCGTTGCCGCTCCTGCTCGTGGCGCCGCTGCTCTGGGCTGGCTGGTACGGCTGGGGCCGCGTGATGGCAATCGCGTTGGTGGTCGTGGGGGTGTCCACCACGGGCATTCCGTGGGCGGCTGATGCCGAAGCGGTGCGGACCTGGGCGACGGCGCTGTGGCGCTATCTGGCCTTCGTGCCGGCGCCCTACGGGTTTTCGGTCATCCATGACTGGGCGGCGGTGCCAGCCGCGCGCGGCGCGATGTTCGTCGGGCTGACGCTCGCGCTGGGGGTGGTGGCGTGGCGCTGTCGCCCGCGGTGGTCGGTGCCGTGGTGGGCGTGGATCTGGGTGGTCGGGTTGACGGGGCCGCGGGCGTTCGTCCAGCACGCGCCCTCGCTCACCGAAGCGCAGACCTATCTTCCGTTCCTGGCCGTGTGGGTATTGGCCGGGTCGGCGGTCGATCAGACGACAGCGAAAGGATTGTGATGGCTAAGACAGGTAAGGCGTTTGACATGAACAAGCCCCCGGTGAGCGTGAGCAATCCGGGGCAGACCAACACGGCGTTTCAGCCGTATCCGCGGCATCTGCATCGAGCGGATGGGTCGCACCTCAGGGTGGACACCGAAGCCAAGCAGGTCATGGCGCTGGCGGATGGCTGGTTCCTGACCCGTGAGGACGCGCGGCTTGCAGCGGCAGTGGCGGCAGCGGAGCCGGTGAAGCGGGGTCCTGGCCGTCCACGGATTGAGGCGACGGCGTAGTGGCCTTTACCGTTCAGGATCTCATTCGGCTCTCGTTGATGGAGATCCGGTCCGCACGGGCCGGGGACACTGTCAACCCGAATGACAACGCCGATGCGTTGCTGATCCTGAACGGCTATTTCGACCTCCTAAACATTCAGAACCGGGCGCTCTACGACACGACGCAAACGACATTCACGCTGACGGCGAACCTGCAGCCGCACACGATCGGGCTGACCGCGAATAGTCCGACGTTCGCTGTCTCGGTGAATCGGCCGTCGCGCATCATCAGCGCGAATATCGTGCTTTCGGGCAATATCCGCGTCCCGGTGAACATCCTGAATCAGCAGCAGTGGGATGCCATTGCCGCCGGGGCGGCGGCGGGGCAGAGCGTCACGATCACCAGCTCGATCCCGACTGACCTGTTCTATGAGCCGACGTGGCCGAACGGGCAACTGTTCCTTTGGCCGGTGCCGACCGCCAACAAGCTCGAACTGCGCTTCGAGACGCTGTTGGCGGATGTCGCCCTCACGGACACGCTCTCGCTGCCGATGGGGTATCGGGAGATGTTGCGACTCACGCTGGCGGAGCGGCTGGCGTCGGCGTGGGGTCAGAGCGTCTCGGCGGCCACCAAGCAGGCCGCGAAAGAGGCGCGGGAGGCGGTCTGGGGCGCGAACGACGTGAGCCTCAACGCCATCCCTGATGGTGGAGTGCCGATGGGCATCACTGGTCGGGGTGGATGGAATTTCCGCACAGGACAGATCGGAGCCTAGTGTGATCGCAAATCAGCAATACACGAAGTGGGTAGCAGTCGTACAAAGCGATTCGGTTAATTTCCTAGATGCCGGTGGGCAGCGCCTGCTCTGCGATGCGATTTATGCCGGTGGCAATGGCAACGTGGCGGCCGTGCTGGAGGATGGCTCGGTGGTGACGATCCCCGTGACCACGGCCAGCCCGTACATCTTCGGGAAGTTCAAGCGCATCAATGACACAGGGACCACGATCACGGACGCGACGATGTTTGCGCTGTACGACATCTAGTCGATGCCCAGATGGCCTGCGTTCATCGGCGGCAGCAATGCCACGGAGGCGTGGAGTGCCGACGTGGAGGACACGCTGAACCTGTACGTCGAGAAGGCGCAGTCGCCTGGTGTCAAGAATCCTGCCGGGATGCTCCTGCCGACGCCCGGCTTTGAGAGCAAGGCCACGGCGGCGGTCGTGGGGAGTCGGGGGGCCATCTATGTCGAAGGCCGGCTGTTCTGGATCATGGGGACCGAACTCTATGAAGTGAGCAGCACCTTCACGTTGACCAGCCGCGGCACGATTGCCGCCGATGGCAACATGGCACAGTTCGCCTACAACGGCATCGTCGGGGGCGATCTCGGGATCTGTTCGGGTGGGAATGTCTATAACTTCGTCCTGGCCACGAACACGCTCAGCGCGGCGCTGCTGACCGGAGGGTATACCCATCTCAACGTGGCGCATGGCTACGGCCTCGCGTTTAATCCCACGACCGGGAAGGTCAATCTCTCCGGCCTGAACGATATGGGGACATGGGGGGCGAGTAATTTCTTTCGACGGTCCCTCTTTGGCGATCCGTGGCAAGCGATGTTCGTGGATGCCAATGCCCTCATCTGGCTGCCGGGGACGGAGAGTTTCGAGGTTTGGTACGACACGGGATCTGGTACGCAGCCGTGGGCGCCGCTCTCGGGGTTGATTGGCCGATTTGGGATTGTCGCCCAGTTCGCGTATGGCGTCGGCCGACAGGGGGCCTCGTGGCTGGCGCGCAGCACGGATGGCGGGGTCGATGTGGTGCAGACGAGCGGATCGCTCCCGAAGGCGATCAGCACATACGCCATTGAGAAGGTCTTAGACGCCTACTGGCATCAAGGCGCGGCGAGCACCGCCGAGATGCTGATGTACCACCACGCCGGGCACACCTTTGCGAATCTCTCGTTTCCGTCTGCGTCCGCCGATGCGCCGAAAACCGTGAGCTACGACATCGAGGGCCAGAGCTGGGCGAAGCGTGGGCGGTGGCTGAGCGCGTCGAGTCAATGGGACGTGTGGGCGCCGCGCGTGTTCGTCGATGCCTTCAACCTGCAGCTCGTCGGGGATCGTTCGACCGGGACGATCTGGTCAATGACCAACGACGTCTCCACTGACATTGACGGCAAGGGGATCATCCGGCAGCGGATCGCGCCTGGATTGACCGACGAACACAAGCGCCGCCCGATCGATCAGATCGAGCTGCTGATGGATGTGGGGGTTGGCCTCTCGGGCAGCGGGCAGGGGAGCGATCCGCAAGCCATGCTCTCGGTGTCGGATGACGGCGGGCAGACCTACGGGAATGAGCACTGGGCGGGGATGGGGCGGATTGGGCAGTACCGCAAGCGCGTCTACTGGACCCGCTTGGGTTCCAATCCTGATGCCGTAATCAAGGTGCGGTGGTCCGATCCGGTGCCGGTGCGCGTCTCTGATTGCTTCATAAACAACATGGAGCGCGTGGCCTGATGCCGCGGTCGCTGTCTCCGATTCCGTCCGACCAGGAGATCACCGAGCGCGGTGGCCCGATCACCGTGTTCTTTCGGCTGCGGTGGCAGGAACTGATCGACAGCGTCACGCAGTCGCCCACGCTGGCCGAGATTGATACCGGCGTGCTGGATGCGGCGCTGGCGACGACCACGGCGAAAACGGTGATTGCGGCTGGCATCTACCGCATCGGCCTCTATCTCCAGAAGATCACGGCGGATGGGGTGAGTTCGTCGCTGACGCTCACGGTGGGCTGGACGAGTCGCGGGCAAGCCCTGACGCATAGCTTTGCCGCATTGACCACCGACGCCATCGGAGCGAATGACAGCTCGATTTGGGAAATGTACGTCGATGCGAACAGCGACATCACGTACGCAGTGGCGTATGCGTCGAACACGGCTGGGCTGATGACGTACCGGGTCAATGGGGTTGTGGAGTACCTCCCCTAATGACCACGCGCATCCTGCCACGGGAGGAATGGGGCCGTCTGGCGGACGCTGAGATTGATCCGCCCGAGCATGGTGGCGACGTGATCGTGGTTGAGCAGGACGGCGCCATTGTCGCGTGCGCGGGGCTTGCGTGGTGTCTGCATGTTGAGGATGTCTGGGTACGCCCAGCGCATCGCGGGAAAGTCGGAGCAGTGCGGGCACTCCTGCGGGGCGTGATGAAAAGTGCTGCGCCTACAGGAATCAGGGCCGTGTGTGTCGGGGTGGTCGATCTTGTAATTGCTGACTTCGTGGCGCGACTTGGAGGTCTGTCATTGGGCGAACACTTCGCGCTTCCGCTGGAGCGGTTTCAATAATGGGCAAGAAAAAAGCAATTCTGACGACTCTTGGGGTCATCGGCGCCGTGGCGGCTACCGGAGGGCTCGCCAGTGTTGGCATTCCTGCTCTGATTGGCAGTAGTGCGGCGGCAGCCGGTGGGGGGGCGGCTGGTCTAACCGTAGGTGAGATGTTGGCGCTTGGGACGACAGGTGCGCAAGCTGCTGCTGGCATCTATGGAGCGAGTCGGCAGGCGCGATCTTCCACAGAAGCCGCTCAGATGCAGACCGACGCGGCAAATCGCGCGGCCGAAATACAAGCCCAATCCACCCGCGAGACGGAACGCTTTCTCCGTGAGCAGGCGCAGGCCGCATGGCGTGACTCTGAAGCCACCCGCCGGGGGAATTACGACCAGTGGGCCGCCATGCAGCGGCGCATCGGGGGCTTCTCCGCTGGCCTCGGCTATGGCCAGCATGAGATCCCCGGCTATGTCGGCAGCCCAGACCCTGGATTCATGAGCGGCGGCGGGCCGGGCGGACCTGCGAGTGGCCCGATGCTGCCGCCGGGTGATCCGCGTGGGGCGCGTGCGCCGTTCACGCCGGTCGAGGGCTCGGTTGAGGAGTATCTGCGGCTCCGGCCGCGCCAGCGTGTCCAGCCTGCCCCCGCGATGGGGTCGGTCGCATCGTATCTGAGGTAACGCACATGGCCTGGAAATACGACCCCATCGAAGGCGAGTACTGGGAGGACGACCCGGTTTTTCCGGGGAACGTCGATATCGACCAGTATGAGGATGGCACGTACCGATCGCCAGTGGATCAGCAGGGCGGCTACGGAGAGCCCATCGTCGCTGGGGCGCCGCCCAATAGCGAGTGGAATCCGACGAGCGGGAATTGGGATGATGTTCCGTCTCAGCCTCCGCAGCCGAACCCGAATCCGAATCCGCCGCCGAACCCGAATCCGAATCCGAATCCAACGACGACTCTTGGGACGACGAATCCTGGCACGCGCCAGTTTAGCGGCTCGTTCACGGCCCCGTCTCGGCAGGCGTATCCCGCCCTGCCCACGGTGCCGAATGCGCCGACGCC